GAAGTAGATCGGCGGGGCGGTGTCACCGACTTTCTGGCGAACGGCCAACTCATCATCCGAACCCAGCACGGACCAGAGCGTCTCCATGACGGTCGCTTCCTGGTCGGCCGTCGTCTTGCGACTGCCTAAGCGTTCGTCGCAAGTAATCATGCGGGTTCCTCACGCAGGTGAATCGTGATGAGCAAGCCAAGGGCTTGCGCAGCATCGGAGCCAGCAACCGTGACGACGACTTGCAGCGTGTCGCCAGCCGCAAGATCAGCATCCGTAATTGCAGCGGCAATCGCCGTGCGAACGTCGCTTTCGTCATCCAAAGAAATGGGAGCCGAAAGAATGGTCGTGAAAGACCCGCCCGAACTGCGCTGAATGTCGATACTGACGGTGCGATCGGCACCCGTGGCGGCGGTTTCAATCACCGCATTGACTGCGACGACTTCCGCCGCTCCCAGCGATGTATAAAGTCTCTCAGTTGTCGCTGTGATGGTCGTTGCTGGGCCAAAGAGCTGCCTGGCGACGGGGAACTGGTGAACGACTTTCGTGGCTGCGATGCGCTTGTTGGCGTTGCTGGAGATATGGTCGTTGTTAATGGACTCAGGCGGGGCATACAGATTGCCCTGCACCGAGAGGCTGCCCTTGACCAGGACATTGCCGTCAATTGTGCTCATTTCCTAATCCCTTCCCGCTTTGAGGCCGATCTTGTCGAGCCTGTCGGCCGTGTTCTTGGTATGTTTGACGATGGCATCGGTATTCCTGGCGGTTCGTTCAGCGGCCGACCCACCGCCGGCAAACAGCGCCGCGGCGGCCGTGTTGAACGTGCCGGCAATCGTGCCGCCCGGTACTTCGTCCGCCGAGGGGATTCCCGCCAGGCGGTTTTTGAGTTCATCCGTTTTGGCGTTGCGGACGGTGCCGGCTTGGGCAATCAGGCGATCGAGTTCCGCTTGGGCTGCGGTGACGGCGTCCAGCGCTTGCTGGGTGCCGTTTCTGATCTTGTTGTTGAAAGCGCCCGCGCTCTCGTCGGCTCGGGCTTGGGCGTCCCGATCGAGTTGTTCCAGCGCGGCCCGGATCGCGGCGGTCGTACCGCTGAGTTGCTGGCGGGCGTTGGCTTGCCCGGCCGCGAGCGGATCGTCAGGCTGCCCTAGCGCCTTAAGCTGCTGCTCCAGGTCGGCGATCGCCTTTTGCCATTCGGCGATTTCGTCGGGACCGGCACCAGCCGCCAGGGCTGCGGCCAATCCTTCGCGCTGTTGAGCCAGCAGAGACTGCTTGTTGCGAATCTCGCGTTGTCGGTCCCGCTCGGCAACATTGGGATCGAGGCCACGCGACTGGTCGAGTCCGCCGCCGGTGCCGGCCAGCAGGAGTTTTCCCAGCCAGCCACCCTGGGAGGCGTTTTTTAGAATCCAGTCCGAGATTCGCCCGGTCATCCTTTCCCATTGATCGAGGATCAGCCGGGTCGCGGTCGTGAAGACGGCCACGATGCCTTCGGCAAAGCCGTCCCACAACGCCGCCATACCACCGATCGCGGTCTCCCAGGCGCTCGTAAGATCGCCAGCGGCGATGTCAGTTGCGAGCGAACCCAACAGGTCACCGAACTGGTTGCTGAAAGCGGATGAGAGAGACGCCAGACCTTGCAGAAACGCCAGCCGCAAGCCGGCGAGCGCGATCCGCCCGGCTGTCGCCAGGTCGCCCCCATGTAGTGCTTCCAGAATGCCGCCGAAGGTCTGCGCGAACGTCGCTCCAATGGAACGCAGCACGCCAAGCGTGGCTTGACCGGACTGGGTGAACCGAGCCCAGACGGCGACGGCCGTGGTCAATAGCGTGACAATCAGTCCCAAGGGCGTGGCGATCAGCCCAATCGCGGTGCCGGCCGCGCTCATCAGCGAGGCGAGTGTGGCAGCGGCTGCGCCGAGCGCTGAAAACAGCGTGCCGGCAACAATCAGGGCGATTCCGACGCCACCGACGATCGCCGCCAGCTTGGCGATGGAAACCACTAAGCCACGGTTTTCCTTGAGCCAGGCAACAACCCGGGCGACCAGCCTGGAGATCGTGCCGGCCAGATCGGTGAGCGTGGGAGCCAAGGCTGCACCAACGTGGAACACGCCGGCTTTGACCGTCTTCCAAAGCAGGTCCAGGCTGTCGTCGAGCACGGCGGCGGCCTGGGCGTCCTCGGTCGAGATGACGAGGCCGAAGTCGCGCGCTTCCTGACGCAGCCGGTCGATGCCCGCCGCGCCGTCGGAAAGTAGAGGTAAAAGCTGCGCGCCACTCTTGCCAAAGACTTTCATGGCGACCGCGACGCGCCGGGCCGGGTCTTCGATCCGGCTCAGCCGCTCGGCGATCCGCATGAACTGTTCGTCGGGACTCAGTTCCTGGAGTTGCGCGACGGACAGGCCGAGATCGCTAAACGCCTCGGCCGCCGTTTCACTTCCAGCCGTGGCCTCGCCCAGCGATCGCTGCATCTTGGCGATGCTGCGTTCCAGGGTTTCGACGTCGGTGCCGGACATGGCGGCCGCGTAGCCCAGTTCGGAGAGGGCTTCCACGCTCATGCCGGTCCGCTGACTCATGTCATCCAGGTCGGCCCCCATCTTGCCAAAGGTCTGGGTGGCGGCGACCAGCGGAGCCAGGATTGCGGCGCTAGCGGCCACCATCTTGGTGCCCATCGCGGTCAACGACGCCCCAAACACCCGCAGGCGTTTGGAAGCGTTCAAGAGTCCCCGGCGGAGGCGATTGTCCTTGAGGAACAACTCGACGTAGGCTGCGCCGGCGCGGATGTCAGTGGCTGCGGGCATGTTTTAGAAAAACGTCCTTGAGCGCGGTGATGGGAACGGTCGGCCGTTTAACGGGCGGCGCGAGCGGATGGAAATCGCGCGGCTGGAAGGGTTGCGATTTGGGATCGCGATGGCAGTTCGCGATCAAGGCCATCAGAGAAGAGGTATGGCCCCAGTCGTACTCGATCCGCGCGCGTGCGATCGCGGCGAGTTCCCGGAGGGTCAGGCCGCCGGGGTCGAGATGGCAGATGGCGGCATAACTCCAGACGAGTTGCCACCAAGAGCGCGGCCGATCAGTTCGTCGATCGTCAGATCGGTGATCTTCTGATCCGCCGCCGCAATCACCGTGCGTTCGATTTCCCGAAGCTTGGCAAACGCCTTCTGGAGCACTTGCCGCTTCGGCTGCGGGAAAAAATCGCAGTAGTCCTCCAGCAGGGCGGTAATGGCGCGGTCGAGCACATCCCCGGCCATTGCCCGACCAAAATCCTGATCGCTGACGCCGCGCTGGTCGGCCTGGGGCTTACAGATCACATAAATCGTGTCGCAGAGCAGAATGGGGTCGCCGACCAGGCGTTCGATCGCCTTGCCGTTGTCCAGGTCCAATAAGTCGAAATCGAGCAGCGACTTGACCCGCTTGATCGAATCGACGGTGATCGCGATGGTCCATTCCCGCCCTTCGGTGTCTTTGAAAGTCTTCAAAGGCAGCTCCTTAGTCGGAAATCGTGTACCAGGCCGGAGCGTTGTCGCTACGGGTAGGCTTGATTGAAACGTCGGTCATCAGGGCTTCTTCCAAGTTCTGCGATTCGCTGAACTTGAGGACTGCCATCGAGGCACGCAGACCTTGGCTGCCGTCCACGGCGATTCCGCCGTCCATGACGGCGAACTCCAGGGCGGTCTTATTGAGCCAGGCATCGCGGATGTCTTCCCAGTTGGCGTCACCGGGGTCGTAGACCATCTGAAACTCGATCGTGGCTTCCTTGAGAGCGGCCACAACCGCTCGCCAGCCACCGCTTTCGCGGGTGGTGACGTCGGCTTCACTCGATTCCAGACCGAGCGTCAGGTCCTTGCAGTTCTTGATTTCGCTCCAGGTGGGGCTGGCATAGGTCCCGGTGTTGAGATAGAGCTTGGCATCCAAGCCAAGCTTGGTCGTGACGGGCATAGTGCTTCCTTGCTAGATGGCGTTGCGCCAAATCTTGGGCAACGACTCGGACTGTTCTTTGAGAAAAGCCGGGCGCATGAAGGGCCGGGCTTCGTACTTGGCGAGGCGAACGCGAATGGCTTCGCCGGGACGGGGGCGGCGGCGACCCATTGAGGTCCACTTGCCGCCGGGGTAGCGCTGTTTTTCACGAATACCGGCGGTGCCGCCGTATTCGAGAACTTCTGGGACGGTTCCGCTTCGCAGCTTGCCGCCCAGGTATTGCTGCTGGTTGAGCTTGACCGGACCGATCACGACGCTGCGGCGCGCCGGATCGAACGCGAACAGGATGTTCCGCAGCGAGACGAAACGGTCCTTGGTGTGCGAATTCGGCGGTTCGCCCGGTCGGCTGATCCGTTTGGTAGGCTTACCAATGCTGCTGCGGGCTCGGGTTCGCACAAACGAGCCGAACTTCGAGAGCACGCGCCGCTCGGCGGGCGTGACGCGGTTCATTACCGCCGCTCGATCGAAGAAGTTGCGCTTCGACCGCTCCAGTTCGACGCCGATCACTCCAGACCTCGATAGGTGACGTTGAGCACCGACGTGAATTGCCGAAACTCTTCCAGGTGGTCAGGATCAAACAGCGTCTCGTTCTCAGACCGAATCCAGGTGAACGGACCGAGCTTGCCGAACTTGAGACGGTCGCGAATCGACTTGACGACGTCCCGGAGGCTGTCGAGTTCCGCCAAGTCGAACGAGTCGGCTGAACCCCGGCCCAGCTTCTTGATGACGCCGATGTAGACGGTCCAGTCGGTCTGCGACACATTGCGAGAGTGCGGCAGGCTGACTTCGCTCTTGGGAATGACGAAGACTTTAAGATCGCTCGACAGTTCCTCCCGCTTGAGGACGGGCAGATACGCTCGCACGGCGGTAAAGCCGAGCGAAGCGTCGTTCAAGTCGGCGACCACCAGGTCCGCCAGTTCGATGATGGGATCGCTCATCGTTTCGTATGCACGCGCAAGAGCGTGCGGCCGATG